GAGAAGTCAGTAAGAATTCCTTCATTTGAAGCAAGGATATTTGGAGCAGAGTTTCCAGTTACATTAAATGATCTACCGTTAAATTCTAATGGAGATCTATCACCTTCCGATACTGTTGCAATATCAGAAACCCTAGGACGAATATCAATGATGTCAGAATTTCTGATGAAATTGACACTTTCAATTTCTGTTCCATAATCAAAATTATTATATGAATTTACAGTGGTGATATCTCCGTCATCTGTAGAATCAAAATACCCATTTGAAAAATATACAATAACTTTTCTCTGAGGTGCTTCTTCACCACTCTTTCTATTCAGTACACCATAATTAAAGAACTCACCATTTTGTCCATTAGAGGAAGTGTATCTAAATGAAATGTCTTTACTAGGAGCATCTAAAGTAGTTAAAGATCCTCTTACCTTAGATTCTTCAAAATCTACAATTTCTCCCTCCTTGAAACTAATTTGATTTTTGGGAAGAAAAGAAATCTTAGAATCTGTTTCTTTTACAGCAACAATAGCGTGAGCACCTGATGTTTCGCCAACTACAGATTCTCCAATTATAAGATCAGAAGTTTTTGCTGTTGGCCCTGTCAAATTGGCAAGAACCATCGTAGGTGCTGACGGATCTGCATTACTAACAGATGGATCAGTTGCTAATTCATAGATTCCATGAACTTCAATCAAGTCCGCAGTGTTCAGAGAAATTTGTTCGTCTTGAACTCTTGTTCCGAAAGGATAGTTACCGAAAGTCAGTCCATCATTAAGAGTTGTAGAACCAATACCAGACGCACTCTTTACAGACTTATCAATAAGAACAGTGTTGACTCTATTTTTGATTTTATTTTTTGCCTTAGGTTTAATCTTAGAAATGGTTGTAACGAGAGTTGCCTCGTCATTAGCACCAAGATTAAAAATCTCTAATTGATTTGAACCCGAGTTAAGTTGAACTTTATCTGCGGTAAGTTCTTCAGTAGTACCATCACTTCTGATAAGAGTATACCTTTCGGGGGTAAACGGTAAAAATGTTTCATTCGATTCAGTTGTAACAGCAGCAGATAATTTATTATCAGTAATGATTACCTGTTGAGTTTTTCTGATCGTGAGTGTGGCATCAGTTAAGTCTACATTTGAGACATTACTCTTAGGTAATTCAGTAAACAGAGTGCTATCATCATCTGTACCAAGATTACCAGCGATAACCTTAACATCATTGAGAGTGGTTGCTGACGCTGGAAGAGCACCATTAGCAACACCTGCAACTGTTGATACACCAACAATTGTAACTGTTGTTGTTGTGATACCAGTAACAGATCCGAAAGTTGGATCCTGAGATAGATTACCGGTGAAGGAAATGATGTTTCCTAACTTGATTTGTCCGGGGAAAAGGGGATTGGTAGATCTAAGTGTCGATGTGTTAGCAGCGGTAGCAGTAATAGATGCAATTCCAATGTTAAAATTAGGAGATAGAACTACATCAGCAGAGAAAGTTCTTGCCGCTCCAACTTCAGCACCATTTGCGCTACCAAAAACTGATAATACATCACCAATACCATAAGAAGTGATTGCCGTTGCTACCCTTGGATTTTCGACACCATCAATAATGAAGTTTTCGTTTGTAATAAACTTACCAGAGGTTTCATATAATACAAGAGATTTTGTATCAGTCGCTGCCTCTTTTAAAAATCCAGTTGCACCACTATTTTTGCCTTTGATGAAAGTGGGTACTGATAATGTAATGGTTTCATTTAATGTAAATTCAGTAGTGGTTTGAACATCAAAAAGAGATATTCCCCATTCATTAACGTTTGAATTGGAAGCGTTATAAGTTCCCGAGTCTAATCTAAAGTCATAAACTCTTGCTAATCCAATTTCTTTACCGGCGATACCAGTTGCACTATTAGCAACTCTAGCATCTCTGAGACTTAATACATAAGTATTACCAATACCTATGGTTGGAGAACCATGAACTCTATTAAGTTTGAGTGTCTCACCTGTCTTATAGTTGATCTGCTGTTGCTTGAGAGTTTTTGTTGTTCTTGGTTTTGGAACATCAAGGAATGTAGGTGCAGTTGTCTTGATATCATATCCTTTTACAAATGCTCTACCAGGGGAAATCTGATAGATTGCTAAATCATCAGATGGTGTGGATCCAGAATATGTTGTTTGATCTGC